AGATCGTCTTGTCGGCGTAAGTGTTCAGCTCATCCAAAGCAGAGTTGACCTGATCGATCGTAGTGCCCTTGGACTGGGTATTCGACAGGATTGTCTGAACCGAGTTGATCTGAGTCTCGTATTCGGAAAGACCGGACTTGATCGGGTCGATCGTCAATGCTGAAAGCATCCGGCTACCTGTTGCAATAGCAGCGTTAGTGATGTTCTGCAACGCGGTGACGCCGATAACACCGAGAGTCGTGAATCTGCTTGAGACAGTCTCGACAGCTGATAGAAGCGGATTGAAGTTGGTCTTGTCAGCAACGCTCTGGAGATTCTCAATAGACTTGGTTTCGTTCTTGAACTTGAGTTTCTCTTTGAATTTATCGAGCGTGGACATGGTGGTCGAGACGCCGGATTCGAACTGTTTATTGTCGAATTCCATTTTGACGACTCGATTGTCGATGCTACTCATAGCGCGGTGACCTCCCTCCACGCAGCGTCAGCTATCTCCTGAAAGACCGGTTTCATCGCAGGATTGATGTAATCGATACCTTGGACATAGCCACCGGTCCCCGTGCCATGCCCGTATTGGATGATGACGGCGATGTTTACGCCCTTGTTGATGTTATCGTTCGTCCATACGATCTCATACGATTTAGAACTTTGATGGATCTCGTAATCCCACGATGAAGCAGTTCTTCCCGAGCGAACGGGGGTGGCCGAAGAAAGCACAGCCACCCCTTTGCTCGCATAAGATTCTAGGATTCTAAGTGCTTCGAGATTCTTAGCACCCTTGAGAAACTTCTCGGTGTGCTTGAAGTCTCCTTTTTGAGTGATCCGAATCATCGAACCTCCTAGAATAGTTTACTGAAGCAGATTGACAAGCATCGCAGCAGCCTCGGCACGAGTGCACGCGTCGTTGGGGCGAAGCTTACCGGCGTAACCGGAGACGATGCCCTTCTCGACAGCCCATGCCATAGAAGGCTTTGCCCAGTCGGCTACATCAGACCAATCGGAGTACCCAGAAGGCTCTCCCACAGGTTCAGTACCCTTCCAGTTGTAAAGCATGGCGACAAACTCCTGTCGCGTGCAGCTATCATCCGGACGAAACGCATCGAGCTCGCCGTTGATGATGCCCCGCTCCTTTGCCCACTCGACAGCGTCGTAGTAGTAAGGAGAGGCGACCACATCAGAGTACGGATGCTCCGCCTCGAAGCCAGAAGCGTTAGCGATCATGCAGACCGCCTGCGCACGGGTGCAGGGATCGTTCGGGCCCATGGTGCCGCTAGAATATCCCTTGATATAGCCGGCCTTGACCGCCTTCTCGAGCGTATCGATATACCAAGCCTCGGAATCGAGGTCAGAATATCTAGCAAGAGCCTCGGGAAGAGGCGGCTTAACAGGCTCCGGCTTGGGTTCCGGTTCAGGCTTAGCAGCACCGGTCATAATATCATACCAATACTGGGCGCGCTGAATATAAGCGTTCTTCTGGGACTTGTAGATCTGACCCGGACAAGAGGTGGGCGCGATCTTGCAGTGCGGAATAACATTGACATCCCACTGCGGACGGCCGAGCTTGTAATGCTTGCACAGCGCAGCAACAAGATGCGCACCGGCGTCAAGGCAGGCCTCGGTAATGGTGCCGTCAGGCCTGTTGGCGTGCTCGATGTTGATGGACTGCTGGTTCTTGGGGAAATTGCTGAGAGCCCAAGCGGTATCCGAGTCCCACACAAGCTGACCGGTACGGCCAGAGTCCTCAACCTGATAGTGAGCGGAGGCCTCACGGGTAAGCCAAACGTTATAGCAACCTTCAACGGTCAAGTTGCCGGCGTTGTAGTGGATGCCGATGAAAGTTACCTTCTTGCCGCCACGACCTTTTGTGTAATGTTTGGGAAGGATCTTAACGACATCTGCGTCAAGAGTGTCGTAATTCATATAATCACCCTTTCTTGCTAGGTTGTTTCATTCGCTGTCGATTGAGTTCGTCGAAATATCGAGCTGCCTCGCCCTTGGACATCTTCTTCTGAGGACTGTTCTTGAGCGAGCAGACTCGAATCAAAGTCAAAAGTCGATTGAGATGCCACTTTTGGCACTCGAACGGAATGCCGTACATGATCATCTGATAGTAGATGACTTCGGCGGTAAGGATCTCACGTCGACCAGTCGGAGGGCCTTGACTGCGAAACGTCGTGGCAGTCATCGGAGCGTTTATGTACCGATTGATCGCTTTGATGTTCGCCTCGGTAAGCCCCGCATAGATCCCATCGTCGACTTTCCCTATCGTCATGCAATGAATATAACTCAGCATCTTCTGATAAGAAAGACCTTCGTCAGATTGAAGAGCCGATAGCAAGCACTCTTCCCAAATCGACTCCCATTTTGACAGAGAAACCAGAGAATGCTCGAGTGAGATGGTCCGACCCTTGACATTCACGAAGAGATTGTTTGCCTCATCGTATAGTTCGAAGTTGGGAATCGCGATTTCGAGCATTCTCTGTCCTTACTCGTTAGAAGCACCCGATACGACCTCGAGTTTGAGCGACTCGGCAGACGGGAAGATCCCAGTCACGAACGCAACTGCGTGATCGGTATCGCTGAGAAGATCCATTATCAAAGCAGAGTAGGCCTCGGTGGACGAGAACTCGCGAAAGACGTCTTCGCCCTTGTAGAAGTGCTTTCCATCGGGTGTCTTGACGCCGTAGGATCGAGAAATCAGATCCTTGAAAAGCTTCATGAGAGCCTTGACGTCAGACGCCTTGATGATCGCGTTGATCATCGCCTTGTAACCGGTATCACCCTTCTCATCAGGAGTGTCGTAGTCGCTCGCCTCGACCTGCATGTCGATCAGATCGGCAGGGCTGAGGTTGAAGTAAAACGACTCGGTTACGGTCTGACCATTGTAGTTGGTGTAGGTGATGTCCTTCTTAAGCATCGGGTACTCCTTTCAAGTATTCTGTCATTTAGACAGCGTCGGCGGTAGTGATAATGGTCTTGATCTCGTCCGGAAGCGGCAGGGTGGCCTCGGTGGAGGCGCCGCCATGCAGCTTCTCGATCAGAGCGTTCCAAGCCTCAGTGCTCAGGTCGCGGGAGTCAAGCGTGATCTCGGAAGTCGCATCGAAACCGGTAACAGCGACAGGGGTGGAAGTGCACTCCCAGCTCATCGTAACGGCCTCGGGCGAGTCGTTGATCGTAGCGTAAGCCAGCTCGGACGGAGAAG